GATTTGTTGGAGGTAGAACGATGAATGTACTAGAGAAGATTCTGGAAGAGATTGAAGAAGCGACATTTCAAGAAGATGCGCCTATTTATATAGGTAATATGGAGGTGGATGGGTATGTGCGGGCGAGTAGGGTAAAAGATATCATTCGTTCACACATGAATGAAAAAGAAAAAGTAACAAGCGCGGAAATAATATCGCGTAAGACTGACGGGAAACCATATTATGGGATCAAGTACAAAAAAGTGGGTGAAGATCATTACACAGTGGGGTATAGCTCGTATTATTTAGACTATGTTATTGATTGGCTTAATAATTGCTTTGAATTTTGCGGAGAGTCTAAGATAGTTGTTAATGTCGGTAAGGACACAAATGTCCCTAGCAATGATGGTTGGATTCCGGTAGAAGAGAGATTGCCGGAAGATTGTGAAGAAATAGTGTTGGTACAAGTAAGCGGAAAACCAGCAGATAACATATTATTTGATAACGCTTTTGAATTTGCACTTTACGAAAAAGAAGAAGGGTGGATGTTAGATAACTATCCAGAATGGAAAAATCCGGATGTGATCGCATGGCAGTCACTTCCAAAGCCGTACAGACAACCTAAGAAAGAGAAGTCGTCATGCAAGGAACACATTATGAGCAGATTTATGAAAGTAGAGTAGGAGATGATACATTGATCAACACAAATGAACCAAGTGCTGCCGCGCTGATCCGAGCGCAGGGGCAGCAGTTAAGA